TGCTTTCCTATATTTTTCTACTTCATCTAAAGGTTTTGCTTTTGGGATAGCTTGAGTTGCGAGAAATTCATTAACATTTTCTCCCCATGTAGATGGTTCACCAAAGTTAGCCATATTACAATCCCATTAAATAATTTAATCCGCTAGATCCACCTTCGGCTTGTTTAGTTCGACCAAGGATACCATCGAGTAGCTTTAGAACATCTCCTCGCTGCGCGTCGCTCATCTTTTCTCCCACTTGTCTTTTAATAAGTCTTTCTCCAAGTGCTCGAGCGTCTTCCATCTTAAAATTTTTATTTGTAATTAACTCTTGTAGAGTTGTATATTGGGTATCACCCACTTTAGAAACTTTTTCAATTCCTTCGATACCTTCTTTCATGATATCTTGACCCTTTTTACTCATCTTACCACCAGGGAACCAAATCGATTGGTTTTTGTCCAGCGTCTTTTGTAAATCGCTCGACATATTTTTAATATTGCCCATTCTTTCCGAAATAGAAATATCCTTAATACCACCATACTCTTTTAAAGGCTGATTAGGATTAAAAGGTTTACCTGCTTCATCGATCGGTAAATCTATTTTGGTTTTATCAAAAATAGGATCTTTAGCGGGTTGTTTTTTAAAAGCATTGTTAACTGCTTTTCGAACAATGTCAGTTACTTCAATCCCTTTTTTGTTTAAATGAATATAGACATCTTCAATAGAGACAAGTCCCTTAGAGATGTAAGGTCTTAAACTTTGTATAAACTTGAATATTGCTTGTGGACTTGCCATTAATAATAAACCTTTTTAGTTTTCGCTATTTTTTCATCTTTTAAATCATCAGGATGTAGAACAAACCCACCCTGTCTAAAACGCATAATCGCCTGTGTTGTCGAGTCAACTAGGTCATCATGATCGCCAAAAGGGAAAGCTGCGCATTCCTCGATTACTTCTTCAGCAAATTCCTGCTCAGGCGCCCATATCATACCACTTTCAAACAAAGGTGCAACAGAATTCACTCTGGTGTGCTTGTCGTTGCCTTTTGATGGAATGAAGTTCACCACCGGTATACCCATTTTTCTAAGCTCATCAGAAAGAGGTTGACCCGAAGCTTTAGCTTCAATGATGACTGTATCAGGATCCCAATATTTAAATTGTTCCATCGCTTTAATTTTTAATTCTGGGAAGTCCCATCGTTCTTTTTTACAATCTAATAGGATTAAATTAGGGGGAGCATCATCGTTTAAATAGAAAACACCCCATGTGGTAATGGCTGAAAAGTCTGCGGTTTCCTTTTTAGAAAAGGCTGTATCGTAAGATTGAATGACATGCTTTAATGCAGGGATCCAAGGTTTTTCCCAACGTTTCCACCATTCTCGTTTAATAATAGCTCCTTCTTCTGAAGTTGGATTCTGCATGTATTGTGCATTCCATTTTTGTAAACTGATCGAAGCTTTAACTCTTTCGAGTTCTTTAAGCTTCCAGTACTCTGGCCATAGAGCTTTGCCCGATGGTAAGATCGCAGGAAATTCGACCACTTCCCATTGATCTCCTTTCACGTCTCCTTGTCCTCCAAGAAGTTGTCCAGTTAAATCTTTTGTATTCCATCTTGTCATAACTAGGATAATAGCTCCGCCTGGCTGTAAACGTTGACGAGGACCTGATGTATACCATTCATAAGTTCTATCCATAGCTTCTCGGTTCATGGCATCTTGTTCAGAATGAGGATCATCGATAATAAGTAAATCTGCACCCCGTCCGGTAATTGCACTCCCGACACCCGCTGCGTAATACTCGCCACCTTGTTGAGTCTCCCATTTACCTGCAGCTTGAGAATCTGGATTAAGCCTAGTGTTAAATACCGCTTGATACTCTGGAGAATCTAAAAGGAATTTTGCTTTCCGACCGAACCGAATAGAAAGTTCTGTTGTATTTGTAGACTGGATTATTTTTAACTTAGAATTTCGACCTACCATCCAAGCGGGCAGCAAGTAGCTGGCAAACTCAGATTTAGTATGTCTAGGCGGCATGTTTATAATCAGCCTTTTTAATTTACCTTCTGCGATTTGATTAAATTTTTCTGCAACAATTTTATGATGGGACCCCTCTATAAAATCAGGCCACATGTGTTTTACAAACGTCATGAAGTCAGATTTGATATGAGACTCCTTTTGCTTTTCATTATACTGAATATAAGACTTAACAAACTCTTTCCTGACATCCGGTGGTAATTTTTTAATTTTTTCTATGTCTATCTGCATAAATGGGACCCATAATGATTTTAGCGCTTATCTATGTCTGAATCAAGAGTTAAAGGGGAAATTCTGGGACCCCTTTTTGTACGTACCCCTTATTAATTAACTGATCGCATTCGGATTTGAACTTCGACTTGGTACCTCTATTGAATGTGCAACGCGCGCCGAAGGCGCGCCGCGCGCGAAGCGCGCGAGTGGTTGCGCCGCGCCGAAGGCGCGCCACAACCTGTGATTGTATGCATTTACTGCATACAACTACTAATCTAATAATGTCATGAATGCTTTGGGATTTAATCTGCTGAACTTACTCAATCCCTTTTGCATCGCGCTATACTTCTCATCAATCTCATCTTGTTTAACTTGAGTATATACCTTGTGTTCTTCCTCAGTTAACAACTCGGATTGTCCAGAGTATGGGTTAGTTGTTTTAATCATTGTAGTCATGGTCCTATACTATCCTATATAAATAATAATGTCAATAAAAAAACTGCGCCGCCCCCGCAGGGGGCGATGCAACCTGTGGTTGTTCACCTATAAAGTGATTGACTAATCTCTATTCTCCTTTCTCCATTTCTCGTCTTTCCACATTCGGTTCTGAAAATCTATTGCCTCGTTAGTTCCAGCTATTCCCAGATATGCTAAAATAAATACTATTGGTACTGCGAGTATTATTACTCGCAGTTCAATAGGTGAAGTCCAGAAGATTTCAAATATTTCTATCATCTTGGTTCTAACCTCTCATCACTCCAATTATATCTTTGGTTGCGTGGTCTTGCCTGTGGTTCCATTTCTGGAATCGCTCTTTGGATTGCGTCTTTGTTATGGTCCCAATATTCACTTAAACAATGTAACGTACACGCAATGCCCCAATAGTTTGTATTCTTTCTTGTTGTATAAACCTTATTGTCTTTCGGACCTCGTAGTCTATCAACTGTGTCGTAGTAATGACACTTCGGATTTTGACAATTTCTATAAGCCATCTGATTTAATCCTCATTGGACTTTTAGCACATCTCCATTGACTACCTCTTTCGTTTGGTTCTGCGTCTTTGTCCCAATAGATAAAACATATCTGACCTTGATTAGAAACATATACTTTGCCTGTTGTGGTAAAATCCTCTCCATTAGGTTTAATCCACGTTCCTCGTCTTGTTATTATTTTTTGATGTTTGTCTGCATAATACGTAATGATAAAATCATCTGGTATTCTGCTTATTTGTGCGTCGTTCATTAGTCCTCGCTTTCTATTTACTATCCTATATCAAATAGGATATCTTGTCAAGTGTTAAAATGGTATATCCTCTTTTTCTTTTTGTTTTAACAACTCATTCATTTTATCATTCTTTACATTTGCCACATTAATCTTCTCTTGTGTTTCATTTTTTAATTGATACAAAACCAAAAGTTCTGACATTATTGCCATGTGGTCGCTATGGTCATATGTTATTTTTCTCATTTCTTGTCCTTTCTATATTGTTCGTTGCGTTCCACAATAAAATCAATTGACCCTTTCATCAACCATATGCCAATACCTATGATTGAGATTACTCCGACTATAAATGCTATTGTGATTGTGTTCATTTCTACATGCTATCCTACACGAAATAGGATAGCATGTCAAGTCCTAATTTACAGATTGTTGTTGGTCATACTTAAATCGTTCAGCGATTTTCTGTTCTCTAGTTTTAGTCTTGTTCTTCATACCTTTGATTAAACTTGCCAGATTACTTGGTTCGTAAATCATTAGTCCTGTTGAATTAGACCTAACCATTTCTGCCTCATCAACTTTGATACCTAGTTCGTCGCAAAATTTAACTGCCTCCTCCATGTATCTATATGCTTTCAAACCCTCTTTCACTTTTTGGTATTGTGCATTTAGACTTGCTACCCATGTGGCATGTTTTGCAACGAGCATACCTTTAACTGCCCTCCAACCCATAAAGATTTCAAACTCTTTTTGAGAACAAGGGACTGCTCTTGAACGACAATGTGATGTTCCAATAATATCTACATACCATTGACTATCAAATTTTTTAGTCATACCGATAGTATTGTCCTCATCAGAATTGTAAGATGAATAACCAGAATATCCCAAAGCCTTGTCGTTTGCCTCTATGTGCTTTGTTTTATGTGGGTTATCCTCTTTGTCTTTCATTTGTGCTATTATATCTGGGTTCAAACCTTTCTCTTTTAGTTCTTCCCTATAATAAGCATAAGCGAAACCTTTCTTGTCGTCGTCGTTATAATCATTTCCATTTAAGCTACCATACAAACCTAAATCAAAATGTGATTTCGTTTCTTCATCTTCGTCATCTTCATTTTTATTTGCATCTGTATAAGCAAAATAGAAACATTTATCCTTTGCAACAACATCACAAACTTGTCCGTATTTCTTTTTGAAAGTTCTTAATGTTGCAACGTCTTGTGGCGGATTTGCTCTTTGTACTACCTCTTTCATTAAAGGAAATACTTTAGAGTATGCCTCATTGACATTTTCTCTTGATTGTAAAAATGCCTCTCTTTCTTGCGTATCTTCATCTTCAAATGTAGATTTAATTCTATTAAAGAATTTTTGTCTATATTCGTTATTTAGTCTTACTCTACTCATTATAACCTCGCTTTCTAAATAAAGTTATATACCCCTTGACAATCTTTGTCAAATATATTATATAGGATAATATGAAAGAAATAGATAACTATACATGTCCAATTTGTTTAGATTTCACTAGCTATGACGAATGGACTCAACCTCAGGTTGCATGTATTAATTGTGGATGCGAGTATTAAAATTCGGATGCCAAGCGGCGCGTGATGATTGAACTCTTTGAGTATCTAATTTAGCGCGCACTTGAGCCAGGATCTCGTCAGCTTATCGCTGTCGCTCGGCGCTCTGGGTTTAATGCCGAGATCCTGGGTCAAGTAGCTTTAAGTAAAAGACATTTTTAGCTTGGTCACTTGGCCAAACTTGAGCCCTGGTCTATTAGGGACAATCAAAGTTGAAAAGTAATTTTCAATGGGGGTCAAAATGGACCAGGGGTCAAGTGGATGGGTTTATACAAAAGCTAGTTCTTTGTATAATCACAAAATAAAAGACGCTTGACCCAAGCAACAAGCTTTGAACACAATTAGATAATAGAATGGAAAAAAATTATGAAAGAACGTAGACTACAATTCACCGGGATGTCATCGGCCCAGATGCTGTCCCTGGACGCTGAGCTCAGGCTCATGTCCAACAGCTGGCGCCGCTTCGGTGTTAGTATAAAAATTAACGGAAAAAAAGTTGACGCGCAACAGCTGCGGGTCCCGGTCAGGGGCTGGATCCCGAAAGCAGCGAGCGGCAGGTGATTAATAAATCATTATCACAGATGAATGCTGAGAGAGTGATAAGGCGTCGCGCGCAGCGCGACGCCGCCCAATTCAACCTAAAGTTGAAATTAAAAAAGCGGCAAGCAGCAAGCCTGGAAAAACAATTATTAAAATACGAAGAGAAAGAAAGACATAACACGAAGCAGGGGAAGGCGGGTTACTAAGACAAGCAGCAAGCCGCAAGCGACAAGCAACAATTGACAAATTTAAGTAAATAGGATATTAAAGGATATGTTAAAAAGAGAAGCTAGAGAAATAACCGGCGGGCTGTCAAAGCCTTCCAAAATGCCTGGACCCGCGTACAACCTGCCAGCTGTGGCGTGCATCACCGGCCAGAGACTGGCCCTGGTGCCGGGCTCGGTTTGCGCTGGTTGTTATGCCCTGAAGGGGCGCTATAGATTCACCAATGTGAAGGATGCCCTGAAGCGTAGACTGGCGAGCTTAGGCGACCCCAGATGGATTCGCGCTATGGTTGTATTGATCACCGGCGAGCGTTGGTTCCGCTGGCATGACTCAGGCGACCTGCAAAGCCCGGACCACCTAAAGGCTATCTTTGAAGTTTGCAACCAGACACCATTAACCAGCCACTGGCTACCAACAAGAGAAAGAAAATTTTTTAATTTGATGCAACCTGAGGTTGTACCAAAAAACTTAATCATAAGGCAATCCTCGCATATGATAAACCAGGCGCCGGTGAAGAGCTGGCCCTGGTCTTCCACTGTGGTGAACGATGGAAGCCACAGCTGCCCGGCCGCAACGCAGGGCAATCAATGCGGCTCCTGTCGCGCATGCTGGGATCGAACGGTCCCGAACGTGAGCTATGGTAAACACTAAATCGTTATATTATCAGGGAATGTCTAAAGGAAAAATCCCAAAAAAGATGGCGAAAATAAGGCGTGAGCGCCAAGCAGCAAGCAAGCAACAAGCAGCAAGCGTCAAGCCTGAAGATCTTCACGCAGAGAATACAAAAGCTTTCGAACCAACCCGTTCAAGCATCAAGCAGCAAGCAGCAAGCCCCGAGCAGCAAGCACCGAGCGACAAGCCGCGCGATTGAAGCTCTAAAATTTTTTCCCCCCCGTAAAGTATCGCGTCTCTAGAGACGAGAGACTTTACTAGGATAAATGTGTTGTGTGGATGTTTCACATGGAACGCAATTTGATGGGGTGAGAACCTGATTTTATTCCCTCTGGTTACTTTCAGCTCAACTGTAAAAAAGTGTTGGTGTTTATTATAACCAAGCAAGTCAGGAACGCCTGGAAGTGCCAGATTTTCTAGTCTTGTCCATGTTATATTAGGTGAATTTTTCTTAACTTCTAACCAAAATTTTCGTTCAGGTTTCAACGTAACTACAGCTTTTTAATTACCTCACCCATACCCCATTTTTCAGTCTCTATTGTGATCACGAGTCGGTGAGTTTCTCTAACTCCTAACAACTTATTTTCCACCAAATTAATCTCTTTGATGTCATAAAATTTACCATCAGGCATCACAACTTGAACTCTAGCATTTTGTGCTACAGGAGAAGATAAGAAATTATCTAAAGCCAGTCCTAAGTTTTTACCATTTATCATATATCTTTATGTGGAGGAAGTTAACGCTAGCGCTCTCCCTCCACGTATTGCAATCTACGCCATATTACTTTATAAGTCAATGAATGGGATTACCAAAGAAACTAACAGAAATGCAGATCAAATTTGCTCACATACTTGTGACCAATGAAGGGCGTAAGACTGCAACGGAATGTGCAGTAGAAGCCGGCTATTCAAAAGATAGAGCAACCATAACTGCATCTGAATTACAATCACCCAAACAATATCCATTAGTAGTTCAATACATTGGAGAAATTAGGGAAGAATATTTAAAAAAATACGGAATTACTTATGAAAGACACATTGCTGAATTGGCTAGAATTAGAGACTCAGCTAGAACTAAAGGTGCTTGGTCTGCTGCCACTAACGCTGAAGTAGCCAGAGGGAAAGCAGCTGGATTATACATAGAACAGAAAATCATTCATCATAACAAAATAGAAGATTTAACATCCGATCAGCTGATGGATAAAATGAAAAGAATCTTAGAGGATAATAAACAAATTATCGAAGCCCCGGTATTACCCAAGCTGGTGCATTCACAGGATTAAACTTTCCATCCACATGGTCACCCTTTTTAAAAGTGAGTGGCTTACTCTTCCAAGGATTACATAAGAAGGCACGACGGTGTCCAGAGATTACTTTTGTCACCCTATGAGGTTCACCGGTATTAAATAACACCAAACGATTTGACTTTGGTTCAACTGTGTGAGTCTTACCTCTCCACTTAACTTCGAGGTTTCCACCTTTTAAATCTTCAATCTTAACCCAATAGATCATACCAATTATAGGTTTAACAATCTTATTGTTGAATCGAGCCTCTGCTTCATCCTTATCATGGTGCCATTCCAAACCAATACCTGGGGGGTATAGATTGGACCAATATTCAAAGCCAGCAACATTCTTTTCAAACCCATATTGTTTCCAAACATTTTCAATAATATATTCGAAAATATTTCTGGGATTGCTCACCCACCAACCATTCCACCAATTGTAGTTGGGGGGCGCAAATCTCTTCCAAAGATCTTCATTCTGAATTTCTTTTAAAAGATTTTCATCTCTTATAAAACTATCAACGTAAAACATTAATCCATATATAGTATGGCCCACATCAGAAAAATAACAAGAGCCAGGAAAAAAATAAACGGAAACAACGCTTGAGTCATTAAAGACTATCTTTTATTTTTTCTTTTTTTAGCTTTAACTTTTTTCTTTTTAATTTTTCTTTTCTTCATCTTCTTCTTATTAGTTTTCTTCTTATTTGGCATAAATTCCTCCTTCCTTATATATTAATCTTTTTTATACCAGTTATGCAACCAACAGGAAAGACATTCCTATCTGAATAGGCCTCATCCTTTTCGTCATAACTGCAGAACGTCCAAAGAAATTTCTTATTACGTTTATAGACATATGCAAACGTAGTCATCTTGGCACATTCAAACTTATCAAACTCATCGGATGTAGCATGCCCTGAGTCCCCAACGATATCAAGCCACATGATTTTGTAGAAGTAATACTTCTTCTTGTTGATTACAATGTGCTTGTATTTGGTTTTTTTTCTTCTTAAGAATCTCATTCTTCCTATTCTACCTATATAGGTATAAATATCTATTTATATTAGCGCTATGTTGATATTGAAAAAAAAAAATGTAGAAATGTAGAAATAAGTACTATTAGTGAGGAATACCAACGGTTCTAGCTTCTACATTTCGTTCTACATTTCTACATTTCTGGGTTTTAACATCAAAAAAGCTATATTTGGCGTAAGGTCCTTTCTACATTTTTAAGCAGTCTCTCGCTGCTCGCCCCTCGTTATGAGATAAAATTATACCATCCAGTTAAGATGTACTTCGTTTTCTTTGCGACTTGGCCCCGATGTACGTGCGTGAAGTCAGTAGGCCATATCAGGGTTAGTCCCTTCGTAGCGGGCGTCGAGAGCTTTTGGTACTTAAAATCTGTACCTCCGTTCTCAACCGTATTTAAATAGGTCATAAAAACGAGACAACGAGGACATCGTTTATCTCTTTCACAATGCCATTGTTTATACCCTCCACCCGGCGCGTATCGTTGTATGTTGTATCCTTCTCCCATTGACGTAAAACCAGACAAGAGGTCGCTCACTTCAGGGTATTTTTTCATATAGAGTTCGAGACAATTTTGTAGCTGTTCATTATAAGTATCCATAATAGTATCAGTAGCACTCAATGGAATTTCTACACTGTCTTTAATTTTAGGATCCAATTTTTTATTAGCTCCAAACAACCCAGGCGTGTGTCTATATTTATGCGATTCAAAGAACGTGACCAGGTCATCACAGACTTTCTCTTTAATATACCATCCCCCAATAAATGAATCGAGTTTAAATGTTTCTTCTTTCATCTCAAACCCCACCTTAGGTTTATTTTCCGGAGGCTTGGTATCTATGACCTTTTCACAAATCATGCCCTCCTTCTTTTCTTTTATTAATTTATAGCGTGCTAAAGTCATACCAGGAAAGCTTCTTTCTTTTGTTAATTGATAGCGTTCTTTTCTTTTCATTTCATTTCAAACCCCACCAAATTAAAAACAGAGGAATAACAACATGTTCAAAAATTTCGTATAAACAAATAAAAACTAACAGCCAGGTAAAAAAGAGACTGGTTTTAGATTTCCTAAGGAGGTACTTAAACATTAGTTCATGTCCCCTTGTAATTTTTGCGCTAATTTTTAATAATAGTTCTTTCATTTTTTTTCTTTCCCAAGTTATAACCAATTAAGAAGCTGCATCCTATCACAGATAGTATGGCTAGTAAATGCCAAAGTAAAAAGGTCATACTTGAAACCTTATATTCCCTGAGACAGTCACACGATAGTCTTTACTCGTGTAAAAAGGAAAGACCATATGGACTTGTTTAGAAGGAAAGATAAGCATTTTCCCTTCAAAGCTTTTATCAACCTCTAAGGCGTCACAACGAATCCCGCCATCAGGATTCGTATTAAAGAAAGCAAATTTAGCGGTATAGTTAGTCATCCCCCATTCGTGATATTCATTAGGAATACCAAAATGTTTCTCTTCTTTTTTTAAATCATAGGGAATGTGTACAAAGATAACAAAAGAAAATACTCCTGAATGATCATGAGGAGGATTAAACTCGTATCGTTTTTGATAGTTAACCCAAAAGTTAGACAGGCAAAAAGATAGATCCTTCGATAACATCATGATTTTACCTACATGATTTCGTAAGACTTTATGTTCACCTAAATTTTTTCCTAGAAAATTTTTAAAGTTTTGTGCCACCTGAGGTTCTTTAATGAGATACTCCTCTTTCATATGACCAATCAGCTCTTTATTGGCTTTATGGCCTCTTTTCTTTGCATCTCCACACGCTTCTTTAATCCAACGAAAGATATCATCCGGTAAAACTAAAGATGCACAGACTCTTCTATTAATAATCGCTTGACTGGATTCCCAATTGGTTATGCCCATAGTCTTTTCTCCTTATACATTAATTTGGTTCTTTGTTGTGCCTCCCAAGGAGGAACTAATTTATATTTATTAAACCCCAGTTTATCAAACTTAGCCCTATCAAAATAGAACTGACTCCAATTAATTTTATCATTATAAAATGTACGGGGCATTTTCAAATCGTAATGACTGCATTTAAACTTATCCTTTTCTAATCTTCCTGAATTAATTCTCGAGGTAGAACCATAACATACTTTACTAGGACATGTATAGGAACATTCGACATTAAGAAACAATCTTATTTGTTTTTTATCCTTGATACTCTTTAAAAATTTAAAGTCATTATTCACGTGAATGGGCAACACAATGACGTCATAACAATGCATAGCTCTGCGTTTTTCTAGACTCTTGGTGCCCACTGTATCTAGAATACAACTCGCTTCTATTTCGTAGTCAGGGAAATCTGTTCGGATTCGTTGGGCCAGTGTATCATTAGCCACAATAACTGCATTTCCTTTCCGATGATAGTATTTTAAAAAAGATTGACTTTCTTTATAATCAAATTCAGTAAAGAGTTTTGTAGACAACGTCATCTTTAATCCAATGTCATGATCATACATCCAATAGAGATCTACTCGCGTAAGGTTCTCGCCGTCAAAGAGTCTACCACCCCACAACATACTCTTGCCTTCGACTTGTCCAAACGCATAATCAATGTCCTTATAGTCAAATTGAAAATTACTATGCATCTTTGCATGGGTACGTTCAAAATCTATCCAATCTCTAATGTGATAGGTAGGATGTTTTCTTGCTGAACAAGATATCTTCATGAACAAAATGAATCTAAATAAGCTTTGTCTTTTTCTTGTATTAATTTAATTAGTTCATCATCATAATACTTTGCATGATTTTTTGACCGGGGTTCTCTTACTTTACCAATGATAGAATTAACACCATACATAGAATTTAGTTTAGGAAAAAAATTATCAGCAACTT